GGAGTGCTCAAGAGATGGCGGCACGTCTTCGCAAGACAATTGACCCTCAATTGCTGGCTGACCAAGACAACGATCCAGCGCTGCAAGCAGCTCAAAAGCAAATTGAAGCAATGAGCATGGAAATGCAGCAAATGCACGATATGCTGATGAACGTCAATCAATCGATTGAGGCTAGAGACGTACAAGTACGTGAGTTTGAGGCTAAAATCAAGGCGTTTGATGCTGAAACTAAGCGTATTTCAGCCACAATGCCTGGTATGACAATGGAGCAAATTCAAGATATTGTGATGGGTACGATTGCTGCGGCGCACGATGCAGGGGATTTGATACCACCTCAGCAAATGCAAGGCCCAATTACGGAAGAACCTGAGGGTATGGGTCGAGAAGCAGAGATTATGGCCCGTCAGGAAGAAGCGCAACAAGCCAGACCTATGCCTAACGTCGTACCTCAGGAGGGTTGAGCATGAAATGTGCTGATTTTGTAGGTATGTTGTTTTTGGCACGAGATGTTGCCCATTCTGTGCACCTAAACACCCGCAGCTACAGCAAACATAAAGCATTAGGTAAGTTTTACGACGAAATTATCGATTTAGCCGATAAATTTGCGGAGGCCTATCAAGGCCGACATGGCTTGATTGGGCCTATTTCATTGATGAGTGCAAGCAAAACCTCTAATATCTTAGCTTTCATGCAAGATCAGGTTGATGAAATTGAAAAAATCAGGTATGAAGTGTGTGATAAAGCAGAGACTCCGCTGCAAAACATTATCGACGAAATTGTAGGCTTGTATTTAAGTACAATCTACAAACTTAAATTTCTTGCTTAAGGAACCAAGATGGAAAAAGCTAAAGCTAATGATGTTACGGCAAGCGGATTGATTGCTCGCCCCGGTTCAGCAGAGTCTGCCCGTGCTATGGGTAAATTTACGTTTGAGTGCTATGACAAAGATGGCAAGCTCAAGTGGACTGCGGAATCCAAGAATCTTGTAGTTAACGTTGGTCTTCAGTATATGGCTGGCACGGCACTTGATGGCGCTACCGCAAGGATTACTTCTTGGTATATTGGTCTTTACGGTGCAGGTGCTTCTAACACGCCAGCAGCTTCCGATACGCTGGCTTCACACGCTGGTTGGACTGAAATTACACCATATTCAGGTAATCGCCCTGCCGCTACGTTTGCTGCGGCGACCACAGCTAACCCCTCAGTTGTTACAAACTCGGCAAGTAAGGCTTCGTACAGCATCACAAGTACAGCTACAGTTGGTGGTGCGTTTTTAGCAAGTGCTGCTTCGGGCACATCGGGCACGCTGTTCTCAGCTTCTGATTTCACTGGCGGTGATCGCTCGGTCGTTAACGGTGACACCTTGCAAGTAACTTACACCTTTAGCTTGGCTGCATAATGGCTTTTGTTGTCGCGGACCGAGTACAAGAAACTACAACTAGCACCGGCACAGGAACAATAACTTTAGCTGGTGCAGTTACAGGGTTTCAATCATTTGCTGCTATAGGTAACGGCAATAATACTTTTTACACTATTGCAGACCAGTCTGGGTCCAACTGGGAAGTTGGTATAGGTACCTACACGTCTTCTGGTACTACACTATCAAGAGACACGGTGTTGTCGTCAAGTAATTCAGGCAGCTTAGTTAATTTTAGCGCGGGTACAAAAAATGTTTTTGTTACTCAACCATCTTCAAGATCAGCTTACGCAGCAACAGTACCAAGTAATGGGCAACTTTTAATTGGCAACGGTTCTGGTTTTAGCCTTGCAACGCTCACTGCTGGATCAGGTATATCCGTAAGTAATTCTTCTGGCGGCATAACTATAACAAACACGGGTGGCGGGGGCGGTGGTCTTACTTGGCAGTCTGTGCAATCCACGGGATTTACCGCTGTAGCCGGTAATGCTTATCCGTGCAATACAACCTCAGCAGCATTTACCGTCACGCTACCTGCTAGTCCAAGCGCAGGAAATCTTATTACGCTGACCGATTATGCGGGGACTTGGGGTACTAATAACCTGACGATTAACCCGAACGGCGGGAAAGTTAACGGCAGCACAAGCAATTATGTAGTCAGCCAGAATCGTTGGTCGTTTCAGCTTGTATATGTGGACTCAACGCAAGGCTGGTTGATTTACGGCACCACTAATTTTTTTTATACCTCACCTCCCCCATCTGTTGATTATCTAGTGGTTGCTGGTGGTGGTAGTGGCGGCGGGGTATCAGCTAACAATTATTGCGCTGGAGGCGGCGGTGCTGGCGGATATAGAACGGGTACGGTACTTCCAGTCAGCGCAGGAACTTCTTACACAATTACTGTTGGAGCTGGTGGGGCGGCAACATCTGCTGGTTCAAACCAAGGAAACACAGGATCAGACTCTATATTTTCCACAATAACATCTAAGGGTGGTGGTGGCGGGGGTGCCGGAACTGCTAGTTCATTTACAACACAGGGTTCAACTGGTGGGTCAGGCGGTGGGTCATCTTATGGTTCCCCTGGAGGGACGGCTTCTACTTCACCATCTGGACAAGGTAATGCTGGTGGCAATGGTTCAAGTAGTTCTTCTGAGTATGGTGGTGGCGGTGGTGGAGGAGCTGGTGCTGTTGGTTCAAACGGAACCGGTTCTGGAGGCGGTAATGGTGGTGCAGGTACCTCATCCTCTATAACTGGTTCATCAGTAACGTATGCTGGTGGCGGCGGTGGTGGCTCTTATACGACTTCTGGAACAGGAGGTTCTGGCGGCGCTGGCGGAGGTGGGGCGGGCGGCGCAAATACCAATGGAACGGGCGGTACAGTCAATACCGGAGGCGGCGGCGGAGGTTCAGGAAGTAACACCACATCCCGTGCAGGTGGCGCAGGCGGTTCAGGTGTCGTCATTATTGCTTATCCAGATACTTATGCCGCAGCAGCATCAACCACAGGATCACCAACAGTGACCTCAAGCGGCGGGAAGCGTATTTACACATTCACCGGCAACGGCTCCATCACATTCTGAGGTAAAGCATGTCTCACTTCGCAAAGCTAGATCAGAACAACGTGGTGCTTGAAGTCCATGTTGTCCATAACAATGAACTGCTTGACCAGAACGGTGTTGAGCAGGAATGGAAAGGCGTTTGGTTTCTCCAGAACTGGTCAGGCGGCTATCCGCACTGGAAGCAGACCAGCTACAACGGCAACTTCAGGAAAAACTACGCAGGCATTGGCTACACCTACGATTCCGTTCGTGACGCGTTTATCCCGCCCAAGCCCTATCCATCTTGGATACTGAACGAACAAACCTGCTTATGGGAACCTCCTGTAGCGATGCCAGATGACGGCAATCGGTATCAGTGGGATGAAGCAACAACAAGTTGGGTTTTAGCAGAGTAGTAATGTGTACGGTTTTAGTGCATACGCTCAGACACCTTATGCGAGTACCGCAGGCCCAGTAACGCCAAGTATTGATGGTTTAATTAGCGAAACTGCCACCGCAACTGATGCAATTAGTTCTGATTTAGCCTATCAATCGGCAGTAGCTGAAACTGCCACCGCAACTGACTCGTTAAGTACAACCCTTATTGCTTTGGCAGTAGTAGCTGAAACAGCTACTGGCACAGATGCCATAAGTTCAAGTGCTACGTTTAACGCCGCTACAACAGAAACAGCAACGGCGTCTGATAATTTAACAACTAGTTTAATAACAGAAAATTTTGTAACTGAGACCGCTACAGCGTTTGATGAAACTGACTCGTTAATTGCTCAACAAGCATCTGTCAATGAATCAGCAACCGGCACAGACAGTGTAGATGTTTTATTACCTATAGACGCAGTAATTGTAGAGTCAGCCACTTCATCTGACGCGATTGATTCCATTATTTTCATCGGTGGCGTTATAGCTGAATTTGCAACAGCTACCGATAGCATTTCAACAACTCATACTTTAGTAGCATCTGTTGTTGAATCTAGCCAAAGTTCAGATGTAGTGTCGGTAAGTATTGACGGCAGCGGAAATATCCAAGAAAACGCTACAGCTACTGATGAAACTTCACGCGCTCAAGAACAAATTGGCAACATTAGTGAATTTGCCGCTGTTTTTGATGATTTTGATGCTTTGCAAGCCTACGAATCGTTTATCTCAGAGTTCGCAACTGGTTCTGATCAAGTTGTTACGCTAGCAAGTTTCCAATCCTTGATCGCGGAACTAAGCACTGCTACAGACCAAGTATCTATACCTCAAACGCTTCAAGGTGTTATCGCAGAATTAGCAACGGCTATAGATCAATTTGGTACGCTAGACGGGGTTGAACAGTTAGTTATTAGGTTAAGATCGTTTACTGAACGAAGGAGATTTTGATGGCAATCAATCTTAAGGCAATTACATCGGTACTTGGTTACCAGCAGATCACCAGTTTAAGTTCTGCTACTGCGTTAACCGTACCTCAAAAAGACATAGCAGGCTTGGCGGGGTCGCCTCGTATTGCTATTATTACTCCCGAAGGGCAGGCTGTTCGTTGGCGAGATGATGGTGTAAACCCCACCTCAACAGTGGGTATGCCTTTAGCAGTTGGTGTTACGTTGCAATACGACGGCGACATCAACCAAATTAAGTTCATTGAGCAATCTGCTGGCGCTAAGTTAAACATCACTTACTACTCTTAATGAGGTCAGCATGAACATCTCTAATGACGCCCCAATGATGAATTATGTGGATTATTTCACTAAGCAGTTTCCTAAAGACTTAGCTGAAATGGCTGTTTTGCGTGATGAATTAGCTACTCGTCAAGGCGCGTTAACCGCTGCCGAAGACGCTGTTGCAGATCGTAAAAAAGCAGCGCAAGAGCTTGAAGCGGCTAAAAAAGAAGCCGAAGCTATACGTGCCGATGCAAAATATGATCAAGAAGCTGCTAAACGGGTTGTAGATGAAGCAATTGAAAAAGCCCAAAAGATTAAAGATGAAATGGCGGCGTTGATTAATGATACAAACGCTCGTGAAAAATCAGTCGCCGCCCGCGAAAAAATTGTTACGGCAAAGGAAAAAACGTTAGAAAGCAGCGAGTTTGAGTTAGTTGCCGCTCAAAAAGCGTTAGCAAATGACCGAGAAGCACTAAAGAATGAAACCACTGCTTTAGAAATACGCGTTAAAAATTTCCAAGCTAAAGTTGCAGCGTTGACAGCTTAGTTGCCACATTAACTTCTGTAAGATATGATGTTTTAACTGTACCGGCCCAGTAGACCGGGACTCTAACGAGTAAGTCATGAGCGACGAAAGTCAAACCTTAGCGGAAGTAGAATCCGCGCCAGCACCCGAGGTGACGGCCACCACGGAGATTGCACAAAATGCGCCGGAGGTCGCTGAACAAGCGCCAGAACAGACTGAGGAAAAGCGTTTTACCCAGGCTGAACTTGACGCGATGATCAGCAAACGCCTTGCAAGAGAGCAACGCAAGTGGGAACGAGAACAAAAGCTGCGGGCATCAACGCCCGATATGCCGTCTGGTGATCTACCCGCGCAAGATAGTTTTGCTTCGACTGAGGAATACGCGGAAGCGTTAGCCGAACGAAAAGCTGCTGAACTACTTGCTCGACGAGATGCAGAAAGACAGCGAGCCGAAATTCTTGAGGTCTATCACGAGCGCGAAGAAGAAGCACGAACTAAATACGAAGACTTTGAACAGGTCGCGTACAACCCTCGTCTTCCAATTACGTCAGTGATGGCTGAAACGATTCAAGCGTCTGATATTGGCCCCGAGGTGGCTTACTACCTTGGTTCTAACCCGAAAGAAGCTGATCGTATTGCCAAGTTGTCGCCTTTTTTGCAGGCAAAAGAAATTGGGAAGATTGAAGCTAAATTAAGTGAAAATCCTCCTGTTAAGAAATCGTCGAGCGCCCCAGCGCCGATTCAGCCCGTCACTCCTCGGGGTGGCAACGCAAGAGTTTTAGACACGACTGACCCGCGTTCGATTAAGGAAATGTCAACGTCAGAGTGGATTGAAGCCGAGCGTCAAAGGCAGATTAAGAAGTGGGAAGCTCAAAACCGAGTCCGCTAATTTTTTGAAAAGGAATTGTCATGGCAAATAGCCTACTTACCATCGACATGATTACTCGCAAGGCGCTTGAAATCCTTGAGAATAATCTTGTCTTAACTCGCAACGTAAATCGTCAGTACGACGACAGTTTTGCCGTCGAAGGCGCTAAAATTGGTTCGACCCTCCGTATCCGCCTACCGGACCGTGCGCTTGTGACGGACGGTGCTGCACTGCAAGTTCAAAGTGATAACGAGCAGTACACCACGTTGACGGTTGCTACGCAAAAGCACATTGGCGTTAACTTCACGTCTGCTGAATTGACGTTGCAGTTGGACGACTTTGCAGAGCGCGTGCTTAAACCTCGTATCAGCCAGCTTGCTGCTAGCATCGACGCTGACGTTGCCAATTCGTATCAGTACATTGGTAACACCGTTGGTACGCCAGGAACAACACCTGCCACGTCGTTAGTTCTGTTGCAAGCACAGCAGAAACTTAACGAAAACGCTGCGGTTATGTCTCCACGTTACGCTACAGTCAACCCCGCTGCTAACGCTGGTTTGGTTGAGGGTATGAAAGGTCTTTTCAACCCCACAGACACCATCAGTCGCCAATTTAAGAACGGCATGATGGGTATGGGTGTGCTTGGGTTTGATGAGATCAACATGTCTCAGTCAATCAAGCAGTTCACGACCGGCTCGCGTACGGCTACTGGCGGTACAACGTCCGCTGCTGTAACAAGCGAAGGCGCAACCACCATCGCTATCACAGGCGCTGGTGCTAGCGCAACCGTTAAAGCTGGCGACGTGTTTACCGTGGCTGATTGCTACGCTGTTAACCCACAAACCCGCGAGTCTACTGGTTCGCTGTTCCAGTTTGTTGCGACTGTTGACGTCACGCTGAATGGCTCTGGCGCAGGTAACATCACTGTTGCTCCGATCTATTCTTCCGGTAATGCTCTAGCTACTGTTGCCAGCCTTCCTGCTGCTAGCAAAGCTGTTGTATTTGTCGGTGCAGCGTCTAGCCAGTACCCACAAAACCTCGTCTACCACAAAGACGCTATCACTTTTGCCACTGCCGACTTGATGATGCCGCAAGGTGTTGACATGGCGTCGCGTCAGGTTCACAACGGTATTTCAATGCGTATTGTTCGTCAGTACGACATTAACAACGACCGTATGCCCTGCCGTATTGACGTGCTGTACGGCTACAGCGTGATCCGTCCGCAAATGGCAGTTCGTCTCTGGGGCTAATCAATCTAGGGGGCTTCGGCCCCCTTACCCAATTATTTTTTGAAAGGATTTATCATGGCAATTCCTAATGGTGCTGGTGGCTATCAGTACAACGACGGTAATACCGGCGAGGCTTTGTTGTTTGTTCAGGGCGCACCCACGGCGCTAACTGGCGCAGCTACCGTTACGGCAGCACAACTAGCAAACGGTTTGTTTACGTTTGATGGTACGGCTGGCGCAATGACGCTGCCCACAGTTGCGTTGCTTGAAGATGAAATTTCTTCAGCAGCTAAAGTTAACGCAGCGTTTACGTTTGCTGTCGTTAATACCGATGGTACAGACGCTGTAACCGTAACCGCTGGTACGGGTTGGACGATTGTTGGCACCGCTGCTGTGTCGGCTAACACGTCGTCGCAGTGGCTCGCGCGCAAGACCGGCGTTGGCACTTGGACGGCTTACCGTATTGCGTAACTAATAGGGGGTTCGCCCCCTATTTTTGAAAGGATCAGCTATGTCAAACACTAAACCTATTGGCGTTGCTTTTACAGACCAAGACATCATTGGCTCACAATATGTGCTGTCCGGTGAACAGTTTGGCTACACGGCAGACGCTCAAGGTACTGTGACCCAAGCTACCAGCAAGTCTACGGCTGTTACGCTTGACAAATCAGCCGGTCAGATCACGATGAACAATGCAGCGTTAGCGAGCGCAACCAACGTGACTTTTACGTTGAACAACTCGTTTATCACTGTAAATGACATTTTGATTTTGAACGTAAGTGGCGGCGCTACTGCTGGCGCATACAACTGTTGGGTTTCGGGTTTAAGCGCAGGTTCTGCGTCTATCACCGTACGCAACATTTCAGGCGGTTCTTTGTCTGAAGCAGTTGTTATTAATTTTGCTCTTATCCATTGCGTGTAAGGCGCGGGGGCTAATAACCCCCCTGTAAACTATGGCCGTCATCTATCTTCGTCACGCCACTCACGGCGCTAAAGTCGCTATATATGATAAAGAAGCCGATAATGATAGAGAAAACGGCTGGGAAGTGTATGATCCTAATGATGTAGAAGATGAGATGGAGCCAGTTAACGAGCTTCAGCCTCGTCGTCGCAGCCGTAGAACTCAGGAGGTTGAGTTATGACAACTGCCGCTGAACTTATTAATGGGTCACTTCGCCTTCTTGGTGTTTTAGCTGAAGGTGAAGAACCTTCGGTTGCGGTCATGCAAGACTCTATCATGGCGATGAATCAAATGATTCAGTCATGGGACACTGAGCGTTTGTCAGTCTTTAGTACGCAAGATCAAGTGTTTACTTGGCCTGCATACACCATGTCGCGCACGATTGGTCCTACCGGCGATTTTGTAGGCAACCGCCCTATTGAAATTGATGACGCGACTTATTTCAAAGACCCATCGTCGGGACTGTCGTTTGGCGTCAAACTAATCAATCAGCAGCAGTACGATGGTATTGCATTCAAAACGGTTACATCGACTTATCCGCAGGTTATGTGGGTAAACAATACGTTTCCAGATATGGAAATGACGGTGTATCCAGTTCCTATTAAAGCGTTGGAATGGCACATTATTTCTGTAGAAACGTTGACGGAAGTCTCAAGCGTCGCTACGGACATGTACTTTCCGCCAGGCTACTTACGGGCGTTTCGCTACAACTTAGCCTGCGAACTAGCACCTGAGTTTGGCGTTGAACCTTCGCCGCAAGTGCAGCGTATTGCCATGTCAAGCAAGCGCAACATCAAGCGCATCAACTTCCCCGGCGATCTTATGGCAATACCTTACCCGATTGTTGCAACGCGTCAGCGGTATAACATCTACGCTAACAACTTCTAATGAAAACGCCGATTCTTGGATCGACTTACGTTGCCCGTTCCGTCAACGCAGCCGATGCGAGGATGGTCAATTTGTTTCCAGAAGTTGTGCCGGAAGGCGGCAAAGAGCCTGCCTTTCTCCAACGCTGTCCGGGTCTACTCAATCTTGCTACGATTGGTAGCGGCCCTATTCGTGGGCTATGGACCTTTTCGTCTGACAACAGCACAGCGTTTGTTGTATCTGGTAATGAGTTGTACAAAATTGACACCAGTTACGCCGCTACGCTTATTGGTTCTTTGCCTGGTAATGGTCCTGTCAGTATGGCCGACAACGGCATCCAGTTGTTTATCGCCTGTAACGGGCCAAGCTACATTTACAACAACAGTACCGGCGTATTTGGGCAGATTGTAGATGTTGATTTTCCTGGCGCTGTAACGGTTGGATATATTGACGGCTATTTTGTTTTTAACGAGCCTAACAGCCAGCGTATTTGGGTTACGCAACTACTTGATGGCACCTCAATTGACCCTCTTGATTTTGCTAGCGCGGAAGGCTCGCCTGATGGCGTTGTCGGTCTTATTGTTGATCACCGAGAAGTTTGGGTCTACGGTACAAACACGGTCGAGGTGTGGTACGACGCCGGTACGCCAAACTTTCCACTTCAGCGCATACAAGGTGCGTTTAACGAAATTGGCTGTATTTCCGCGTACACCATCGCCAAAATGGATAACGGTTTGTTTTGGCTCGGCGCAGATGCCCGAGGACAAGGTATTGTCTACCGCGCTAACGGCTACACAGGCCAACGTATCAGTACCCACGCGGTTGAGTGGCAAATTCAGCAGTATGGCAACTTAACGGACGCGCTTGCGTACACGTATCAACAAGACGGCCATAGCTTTTACGTGCTTATATTCCCCAGCGCCAACACGACGTGGGTCTATGACGTAGCGACAGGCGCATGGCATGAGCGCGCAGGTTGGAGCGACGGGTCGTTTACGCGGCATCGCAGCAATTGTCAGATGGCGTTTAATAATCAAATTATTGTGGGCGACTATCAAAACGGCAACATCTACGCGTTTGATCTTGATACTTACGCTGATAACGGACAAATACAAAAGTGGCTGCGCTCGTGGCGGGCGTTGCCGACAGGCCAAAACAATCTTAAGCGCACCGCACAACACGCCATGCAGCTTGACATGGAGTCGGGCGTTGGGCTAGCAACAGGCCAAGGCAGTAATCCAGAAGTTATGTTGCGCTGGTCTGACGATGGCGGTCATACGTGGTCTAACTATCGTACTACGTCAGTAGGCAAAATCGGCGAGTATTACTACCGTGTTTGGTTCCGTCGTTTAGGTATGACGATGAAGTTGCGCGATCGGGTGTATGAATTGTCCATGACTGATCCCGTTAAAACAGCCATCATGGGCGCGGAACTTTTGATTTCGCCAACTAATGCCTAACGTCACTAACATACCCGCCCCCCGCGTCAATATTATTGACGAAAGGACTGGTCTAATCTCGCGTGAGTGGTATCGGTTCTTTTTAAATTTGTTCACATTAGTAGGGCAAGGTAACAATCAAATTACCTTGGACGACATTCAGGTTGGGCCACCTGAACAAAACATCAACATACTGTTAGCCAACAGTATGACTGACCCCGCGCCAGTTCCTGTACCTTTTATATCGTTGGCTGACAATCAAGCCGTATCACCTTCTATCGTACAAATCATATCGGCTAACTACGCTGATTTAGCGCCCCCAGTTATCCCCTCTACTTCATCTGGAGGTAGTTCAGGGACTGTCACTAGCGTAGATGTGTCTGGCGGCACCACAGGCGTAACTTTTACCGGCGGTCCAATTACAACGTCCGGTACGATAACAATGTCTGGTACGCTGAATGTCAGTAATGGTGGCACAGGTATCACAACGACGCCTGCTAACGGCGCGCTGCTTATAGGTAACGGTACTGGCTACACGTCTGCAAATTTAACCGCAGGCAGTAATATAACGATTACTAATGCGTCGGGTGCTATTACGATTGCTGCAACGGGCGGCGGCACGGGGACAGTTACAAGCGTAGCCGCTTCGGGTGGTACAACGGGCCTTACTTTTAGCGGTTCCCCTATCACAACTAGCGGCACCTTGACGCTGGCTGGAACTTTAGCTGTAGCTAATGGAGGTACGGGCGCTACTACATTAACAGGTTACGTTAAAGGTAGCGGAACCAGCGCATTAACGGCATCGTCAACAATTCCTAACACGGACATCACCGGCTTAGGAACTATGTCCACGCAATCGGCCAGCTCGGTTGCGATTACCGGCGGAACGATTGATGGCACATCAGTAGGCGCTACTACAGCATCTACGGTGCGCGGTACAACAATTACAGCCACTACACAATTTAGTGGGCCAGGGACAGGTTTAACTGGAACGGCTAGTAGCCTTTCTATTGGTGGTAACGCAGCTACTGCGACATCAGCGACGTCTGCTACAACAGCGACCACGGCGACTAATTTAGCGGGCGGCGCGGCTAACAGAATAGCGTACCAAACAGGGGCTAGCGCAACTTCTTTTATCGCTGCGCCGACGACATCATCTACTTATCTTGGATGGAATGGCACAGCGTTTGTTTGGGGTACGCCTTCAGGCGCCGGTACAGTTACGTCTGTTGGCTTATCAATGCCCACAGGTTTTTCGGTATCTGGGTCGCCCGTAACAGGGTCTGGGACGCTTGCAGTTTCCACTACTTTAAGCGGCATACTCAAAGGTACTGGATCAGGTTTTACAACCGCTACTAGTGGTACAGATTACGCTCCTGCGACTAGCGGTACATCTATTTTGTATGGCAACGGTTCAGGTGGCTTTAGTAATGTCACGGTTGGCTCAGGCTTAAGTTTTAGCGCAGGAACGTTATCTGCTACGGGAGGTACAGGTACTGTCACTAGTATCACCGCAGGCACTGGTTTAACTGGCGGAACAATAACAACATCAGGCACTATTGCATTAGCGACATCTGGTGTTACTGCGGCAAGTTACACCAACGCGAGTATTACTGTTGATACGTATGGACGAATTACGTCTGCATCATCTGGAACAGCGCCTGTTACGTCAGTATCAGGAACAGCGCCAATTGCGTCAAGCGGTGGAACGACCCCAACCATTTCATTAAACGCCAACTACGGCGACACGCAAAACCCTTACGCCAGCAAAACTGCTAATTACTTTTTGGCCGCACCTAACGGTATTGCAGGCGTCCCTACGTTTCGCGCTATTGTCGCCGCCGATATACCGACGCTTAACCAAAACACGACAGGCACATCTGCCGCTATAGCGGGCGGCGCGGCAAATCGAATTCTTTACCAAACTGGCGCAGGG